ATTTTCTCCTATAGACCTATCAAAATTGCCAGCTCCTCAAGTTGTTGAAGAACTGGATTTTGAGGTGATTTTTCAGGAGCTGCTGTCTGGGTTCATGGCCCGGAACCGGGAGTATTCATCAATAGTTGAATCTGACCCAGTCTATAAAGCTTTTGAAGAGGTCGCCTACCGAGAAATGATACTCCGGCAAGATAGTAACGATAAGGCCAGAGCTGTCATGCTCGCCTTTGCCCGTGGCAGTGATCTTAATCACCTTGCCGCTTTGGCCCCGGTTGAGCGCAAGTTAATTGATACAGGGGACCCTGATGCCGAGCCACCCGTACCTCCAACTTATGAAAGTGATGAGGAGTTCCGTGCACGTACCCAGCTTGCGCCAGAAGGTTTCTCTGTTGCCGGGCCAGAGCAAGGCTACAGATATCATGCTCTCAAAGCTGCTGAAGTAAGGGACGCACTATCCCGGCGCACAGCTCCGGGGTGCATTGAGTTGGTTGTGCTGGGCAGGATTGGCAACGGCACGCCGTCAGTGAAAGCTTTAGGCGAAGTCGAAGAGATTTTTTCGGACCGTACAGTCAGACCGCAAGGTGACCTGCTTACCATCCGTCCGGCCGACATTATTGAATACGAAGTTGCGGCAGTTTTAACCGTGGCTGACGGTCCGTCTGATTCAGTTGTAATATCGGCAGCTAAGGCGGCAGTCCGCGACTATGTCACCCGCGCTCATGCTCTGGGTGGCCGAGTTACCTTATCAGGATTGTCGGCAGCAATGACAGTTGAAGGTGTAATCGACGTACAAAAATCATCTCCAGCGGAAAACATTGTCTGCGAACTTTGGCAGGCTCCCTACTGCACGGTCATTAATATTTCAGTGGTGACATTATGAGCAAATCTCTGCTGCCTCCCAATGCTTCAAAGCTTGAACGTGATTTTTCCGAGGTTGTCGCCCGGATAGGCGAGCTGCATATTCCTATTGATGACCTTTGGAACCCTGAAACCTGCCCACTGGGCCTGTTGCCTTATCTGGCATGGGCCTTGTCTGTGGATGTATGGGATGAGGATTGGCCTGAAGATGTAAAGCGTGCGGTTGTCCGGGAAAGCGTTGCTATTCATCGAATTAAAGGCACTCCCGGTGCTGTTGAAAAGATGTGCGCGGCACTTGGTTATGATGTGCGTGTCTTAGAATGGTTTGAATACGGCGGTGATCATGACCGCTACAAGCTAAAAATTAAAGAGCGCATGTCAGATGCTGACTATCAGCACATCATTACCGGGGACCGGGTTGCTAAACGGCAAAGTCAGGAGCGGGATGCAATCCAAGTTAAACTTGAATCTGAAAGCACTGTTTATATCGGCGGCGTGGTCAATCGTGGTCGCAGAATAGCAATCTATCCACATTATAAATTGTCTGGAGCGAAAAGTTTAATAAGCGTTGGCGGTGGCATCAGGGATGCCCGAAAGCGGACTATTTATCCTGCTGACGGAGGGCCGCTAACTGCTTCCTCTACATTTATATATTTCGGAGGCGTTATGCATATTGCCAGACACCGTACTTTAAGGAGCGTTTAAATGAATACTAAAGGTTTAATTCTAACAGAGCGCGGCAAGGATTTATTCAACCGGGCACAAGCTGGGACTGCTATTAAATTTTCACATGTTGAATATGGCTCAGGTGTACTTGGCGATGATGTCAATCCTGAACAAATCACAAGTTTACTGGCTTCCAAAGTAACCTTACCCATTCAGGAAATAAAAACCCCCGGAGACGGTTCGGTTGTTATTACCGTGGCTTTCACAAACACAGGTATTGCGGAAGGATTCTATCACCGCGAGACAGCTATTTATGCCGATGACCCAATACATGGGCAGATCGTTTACGCCTTCCATTACTCAACTGATGGCGGATTTGTTGCTGCTGGCGGTGGTGCGTACATCATTGAGGACGTTACTGATTACATCATTGAAATAGGTAACGCGTTAGAAGTTAAGGCCGTAATCAATAATATGGTAGTACTGGCTACCAAAGTAGATATTACGAATCATAACGAAGACCCTGAAGCACATGGTCAGCTTCTAAACCGCCTTGCAACCGGAATTCCGGAAATTATCAGTCCTATAGCTGACGCGGTAGATGTAGGAGAAACACCGGTTTACCGTTTCCGCGAATTCACGCCCGTGCTGGCCGGAACATCCGAAGAAGCAATCCAGATACAGATTGATCTGGATACGGGGAATTTCACCGCACCTGTGCATGATTCCGGATTTCTGACCACCATCGCCGGCGGCTATGAACAGCCTGCCGGAATGTTGCAGATATCAAAACGATACAAAATACGTTGCCGCCGTAGATTAAACACCGGACAGATTTCACCGTGGTCGGAAATTGTTTTTTTCGAAACCCGTAATATATTTAATTACGTCCAACGTCCTGTGAATCTGGCTCCCGTGAAAAATGCAACCAATGTCGGCGAATGCCCGCTTTTAAAATCCGGTCCATTTGCGATTGCCGGAACTGAACCGGATACCCACGCAGGGATTCAGTTTAGAATCCGTCAGGGCGATACCGTCCTGCATCTGTCGCCCGAACTTGGCACGGTACTCGAATACCTGCTTCCTGCCGGATTACTCCAAGTTTCAACAGATTATATTTTTGAATGCCGTCACAAGGGTACATTGCTTGGTTGGTCTGAGTGGTCAACAGCAACAGGATTCCGCACGGCCTCGGCTTTCATTACTGGAGATGAAGCGGTTTATCCTAGCACATGGGAAGGCTACGACAATGCAAGCGTAGCAGGTGTCGCACTGGCTGATGATGCCGCGCTTAGAAGTAATGGCATTGATCAGGGGGAAGGCGAAGGTGATTGGGCGGAGTATTCGGTTCGGGCGAAGGTGAGAGGGAGTTTACTTGACTTGCTTAGCACATCAAAGACCAAAATAATCACTTTCGAAAAGATAGTTCAAGGTGATTCGCTTGTAACGGATAAAGGTCAGGCTATTGCCGGAGATGTTACACGTACCATAGGTGCAGTCGCAAATCCTTTTGGTGCTTATTCTTTATCCGGCATTGCTGGCAACGTCCCCATAGCAATAGTCGATGAGTCCGGTAATAATACAACTTTGACTGTTATCGACAATGGTACAACAGCCCCTCAATATGTAACTGATGATGGCTACGATTACATTCAATGGAATGGTCAAACATCTAGCTATGCGGAAGGAGCTCTTGCTTATCATTATATAGGGACTAGCCCTGATGTCTTTTCTTTTTGTTGTTTTTTAAAAGATGTTCCTGCTTTGTCTACAAACTATAACTTTTTTTTCGGAATAACCGACGGCGATAGATCAAATAACGCTCAGCAATCTTTGTTTTTGAGTTTGAAGAACCAAGGTAACAATACCTTAATCTGGAATACCTTCAATGCAGATGGAAACTTGGTGCATGGTGACCCTATTCCTGTTGCTGAGTTTAAAAATCGCACAGCAGTGGCAATTGTAGCTGAAAAGAATTTTTTAAAAATATACATGAACGGAAGTTTGTATACTACTGCCAATTTTGATTGTTCCGTTGGTGGACTTACTAATCAACGAATCAGTATCGGGGGTTGGAAACTAGGACACTACCCATTTCGCGGAAAAATGTCTCAGGCAAAGTATTTTGATAGAGCCTTGAATGACAACGAGATTAAAATTCTATCAGGCCAGCTGTGTTATGAAACGGATATTTCTGCGGATAACTTCATAACAGCTCCGACAAAAGTGGCGGCTGTTCCACTCATTACCGCCGCCACAGGCGCAGCCGGAACCGTATTCACAGCTGACAATTTTTCTGAAATCCCAATCGAAAAAGCAACTCTCGGCACGGATAACGATCCTGACCGCCCAGATTTTATCTTGCTTGAATCTGCCAAACAAACTCCGGCTGAACCTTTCCGCCGAGTGGCTCTTGGCGTGTCCGGCCTTTCAAATAACTCCGAAACCCGTATTAGCGAAACCCAAATCGATACTTGGAAAACAGGAGCTTAATTATGACAGTTAATAATATGTCACTGGATGATAAACGGCGGCTGGCGGCGGAGCTTGCACCGTTTATTCTTGAACAATTTCGAAATAATTCCGAGATGATTATTCCCGGTACAAAAAAGGCGGTGAAAATTAAGACCAGAACCATTGATACCGGGCTGATTTCCAGCGACACGCATAACGCATTTAATGAAGCTGAAAGGGTTATGAATTCAGCCGCAACTTTTGATGAACTTAAAGCAGCCACTCAGGATGCAACGGCAATCTTCCGTGCAATTTTGATGGGGCATAAAATAACAGGAGAATAATATGGGAACGGATTTCCTCCACGGCTGTGAAACCGTGGAAATCAACAATGGAACCAGACCGATCAAGGTGGTGAAATCCTCCGTTATCGGTTTGATTGGAACAGCTCCGGATGCGGATAACGATGTTTTTCCTATGAATGAGCCTGTGCTGATTCCCGGTAATCAGCTTAAGGCTGCAAAGCTCGGCCAGACCGGCACTCTGAAAGATGCTGTTGACGGCATATTCGATCAGACAGGGGCAATGGTTGTGGTCGTGCGCGTTGAAGAAGGCGCGGACACTACGGCAACTATGTCTAATATTGTCGGCGATGGAACTGCCCAGACAGGCGTTCATGCTTTCCTTGGTGCTCAATCTCATGTGCATGTTACACCTAAGCTTTTAATTGCTCCCGGTTTCACCTCGCAGCGCGTTGCTAACGCAGCAAATCCAGTTGTTGCCGAACTGCTTGGAATAGCTGAACGACTCAGGGCCGTTATCATTGCTGATGGTCCCAATGACACGAACGCAGAGGCCATCGCATACCGTGAGGATTGGGGGTCTGCGCGCATCTATGTTTGTGATCCAGCCGTCATGGTTTGGGATACAACTCTTAATAAACCAGTGAGTAAGCCTGTTTCATCTCGTGTTGCAGGGCTGATCTCTAAAATGGATAACAAAGTCGGCTATTGGGCCTCCCCTTCAAATAACATCATTAACGGTGTTGTGGGACTTGCTCGGGCTGTTGATTTTAATCTGTCTGATCCTAATTGTGCCGCAAATTATCTGAACGAAAACGAAGTGGCCACAGTAATTCACCATGAGGGCTATCGACTCTGGGGCAACCGCACTTGTGCAACTGATCCTCTGTGGGCTTTCCTGTCTGTACGCCGCGCTCATGACATGGTTTACGAATCTATTGAACAGGCATTCTTATGGGCAATGGATAAGCCGTTCAGTGCCCAGCTCATTCTGGATATTCAAGGTTCGGTAAATGCATTCTTGCGTCACCAAAAGGCTCTCGGTGCGATCCTTGGCGGCAAGTGCTGGCTTGATCCGGAACTCAACACCAAAGAAACTCTTATGGCCGGACAGCTTTATCTCGATTTCGACAACGAAGCCCCGGCTCCGCTTGAGCGATTGACATTCCGGGCACACAGAAACAACGGTTATTACACAGAACTGGTTAATCAGGTTCTGACTGCATAAGGAGTAATTATGGCGACTACAACACTTCCTAAAAAACTAAAGAAGTTTACAGCGTTTGTTGATGGGATCGGCTATCTGGGCAAGGTACAGGAACTTGAATTGCCCAAGCTGTCTGTCAAAACTGAGGAATACCGTTCCGGCGGTATGGATGCTCCGGTAGAAATTGATATGGGCATGGAAAAGCTTGAAGCTACTGCCACTTTTGCAGAGTACAGCCCGGATCTGTTTAAAAAATTCGGGGTGGTTGAAGGCGAAGATGTACCATTTACCTTTCGCGGAGCTGTCCGGGCTGACGCTGAAGCAGAAGCGGTCATTATTGAGATGCGGGGCCGTATACGGGAGCTGGATATGGGGACGTGGAAAGCCGGTGATGATTCAACCCTGAAAGTATCCATTGCCCTGCGCTATTACAGGGTAACCATTGCAGGGACTGATGTCATTGAAATTGATCCGGTTAACATGATCCGCAAAATCGGTGGCACGGATCAGCTTGCAAGCGAACGTGATGCTTTGGGCATTTAAACGGAATTCAAAGGAGATTTTAAAAAATGGGTAATAAGAAGATAACTCTCAGTGACGGCAAGGTGGTTACCATGCGGGTTCCCATAGTAAAAGACATGCGTATCGTTTCCGCTATCAAAGATCAGTTCGAGCAGGATGCCAGAATGTTCTGCAACCTGACCGGTATGACCCCTGAAGAAATCGATGCATTGTCCCTTAAGGATTATTATACCCTGCAAAAGGAGTTCTCGGATTTTTTGTCCTAGACTGGAAAGAATGCATGCAGGTCATGGCTGATATCGGCCATGCTCTGCATTTCAGTCTGAGCGAATTGCTGGGGCTGACAATTGAGGAGCTGATGGGATTTCATAATGAAGCGGAAAGACTGAACTAATAAACTAGATGTTCCTACGAATCCAACCGCAAGTCCTGTAAAAACGGCTACGACAAAAACAAGTCCGCCGGCTTCATCAAAACTGTTGCCGCTTAATAGGGAGATCACCCCGGCAACAAACGGTATGGTCCATCCAAATCGGTTTAAAAAAAATGCACACATGGTCTCCTGGAGTAATTATGGATAACAAGTTTGTCGTTTCAATGCTGTTCAAAGCCGTTGCCGACAGTAGTGTCTTTTCTACTTTTTCGGCACTGCGCAATAACATACAGGGACTCAGCGATGAGGAGCGGAAACTTGAGGGGCAGTCAAATCGTTATAAATCAGCTTTGACTAAACTTTACGGTGCATGCAGACAAAATACCGGAGCGCATAAAGGTTTTGAACGTGCTATTGGAAAAGTTGAAAAAAGACTTCATACAGCCCGCAAGGCAATGAGTGATTACCACAAGGAGACTAACAGGCAAAAAAGATCTGATTTGCAAGGCGACATGATGGGAGTAGCCAATATAGCCATGACCGCCGCAACCCCGATCATGGCGGCGGTGCATTTTGAAAGTTCTATGGCAAACGTGCGCAGCACGGTGGATTTCAAGGACGAAAGTGAGTTTAAACAGATGGGGTTGGACTTGCAAAACATGTCAGAGCGTATCCCTATGGCTATAAGTGGGCTTGCGGATATTGCGGCGACAGCAGGTCAAGCAGGTATATCCGCAAGTGAACTCCCGGAATTTATTGAAGATGCTGCAAAAATGGGTGTTGCTTTTGATATGAGCGGCACAGAGGCCGGTGGCGTTATGCTCGGACTGCGCAGCATCTTTAAACTCAATCAGGATGAGGCTGTATCTCTGGGAAATGCAGTTAATCATCTATCGAATAATATGGATACAACCTCTTCCAGTATGCTTAATGTAATGAATCAGACCGGTTCATCGGGTAAAATGATCGGACTTACCGGACAACAGGTTGCCGCATTGGGGTCGACTTTTTTAGCTTTAAAAACTTCACCGGAAGCTGCTGGTACAGCCATGAATACCATGTTCACCAAACTGGCTACCGCAGACAAACAAGGAAAGAAATTTCAATCAGCCTTGCAGGCAATCGGTATGGACGCACAAGGTTTAAAGGCTGCCATGAAAGATGATGCTCAAGGGGCAATTCTGACTTTTCTTGAAGCTATTGACGGGGCAGAAGACAAAACGGGTATTATCACCGCCCTGTTCGACGCAAAAGACTCTGATAAAATTACAAAACTTGTAGGCGGGTTAGATAAATATAAAAAAGCCTTGGGGTTGGTAGCGGATAAAACGAACTATGCAGGATCAATGCAGAAAGAATATGACATTCGCTCTAAGACTACTGCAAGCAAGTTGCAGTTGATGAAAAACAAAATGACAAATGCAGGGATAGCAATCGGTTCACTTCTTTTACCCGCATTGAGTGTTGCTGCGGAGATGCTTGGAAGCGTTGCCGGGGCAATCCGTTATGTTGCTGAAGAATTCCCTCTCCTAACTAAGAGTGTAGGAATGATTGCCGGACTCTTAATAGGATTTAAAGTAGCTGCCTTGGCTAGTGGCTATGCCGCGACATTCCTTTCTGACGGTCTGAATACAGCCAAAACTGTATTCACTTTTCTTCGCCCTTCCATATTAAAAACGAACATTGCGTTGGGTTGGAACCGGGCGGTAATGCTTAAAAACTCTATTGCTTCAAATCTTGCGGCCTTGAATCTAAGCAGGTTTGGCATTGTTCAAAAGACTGTAGCTCTGGGGGGTAAAATCTGGGCCGGGGTGATGTGGGCGGTAAATGCCGCCATGACCGCAAACCCCATAGGCTTGATTGTTGCCGGTGTGGCCGCTCTTGTGGGGTTTGTCTATCGGCTGATTACCTCATGGGACAAGCTTGTTTCAGCATGGAAGAACAGTTCAGGAATTCTCAGCGGGATCGGCAATGTGGTCTCTACTTTTTTCGGTTTCGGGGATGATGAGGAAGAGGAAAAGGAAGAGCAAGAAACAGAAAAAAAGATTCACAAAAAAGTCGGAGTTGTTCAGGAAAGTCTTGATGAATCTCCGAGGGTGAGTCCTGAAAAGAATACCCGACTTGCCGGTCCTGTTATTCCGGTTCTTACTGATGCTGCTACAGGGGTGACAGCAACTGCTCTTGATAAGTTTTTAAGTGACGACCACAGGGGAGTCGTTGAGAAAGATAATAGGCCAGAATACAAGGGATACAGAGAACGCAAAACTGAAAAAGAATCTTTTTTTCGGGAAGAATCTTCCTACAACCAAACTAAAACAAGTACGGAAATGGCTAAAGGCAACAATACTTATCATTTTAATATTACCCAGCAGCCGGGCCAATCAGCTAAAGAACTGGCGCGTGAGGTAGCTGCTATCCTCCAACGTCAAAACAACGGAGCACTGCACGATGGCATCTAGTCGGGTAATGATGAAGCTTGGAGACTATAAATTTTCCATGATCACCGCTGCATATGATCAACTTGTCCGTACCAATGCATATAGATGGACCGCACAGCCCCGAATAGGACGCGAACCGGCCCGCCAGTATATCGGTCCGGGGGATGAGACCATTGAGCTTAGCGGTGTTGTTTTTCCTCAATTTTTGGGTGGCCTTGATCAGCCCAACAGGATGCGGACCGAGGCGGGAAAGGGCAAACCATTGATGCTGGTTGATGGCAGGGGCAAGGTCTGGGGTGAGTATGTAATAGAGCAAGTGCGCGAAGAGCAACCTGCCCATTTCAAGGGCGGAGCACCCAGAAAACAACTTTTCTCCCTGCGCATAGCCAAATATGGCGAGGACGCAAAATGATTAAGTATTTAACTGCTGATAAAGATATGCTGGATGCATTGTGCTTCAAGTTTTATGGACGCGAAGATGCTGTAACAGCCGTACTTGAGGCTAACCCCGGTCTAGGACGTAAAGGACCTGTTCTGGAGGCTGGAATTACAATTATCTTTCCTGATCTTCCGGAAGCTACCACTGAGCCTGATACCGCAACTGTCAAGCTTTGGGATTAACCATGCAGCCTGTTTTCAAAATACTGGCCGACAGCAAGGATGTAACTGCCAAAATAGCAGACCGACTGATACGGCTGACCGTAACCGATGAGGCCGGACAGACTTCAGATGCTGTTGAGATAGAACTCGACAATCGGGATGGAGCTATAGCCGTTCCGCGCACAGGTGCAGAACTGGAAGTTTTTATGGGTTACAGTGAATCAGGTATGAAGCGCATGGGGCTGTTCACTGCCGGAGATATTACCCTGTCAGGGCCTCCTGACAGTTTAACCATTCAAGGGCATGCTGCCAATATGCGTATCAGCCTCAAAGCTCCGCACACCAAAAGCTGGGATCAAAAAACTATTTCAGACATTGTTTCAACCATAGCCGCAGAGCACGGTTTAATTCCAGTTGTAGGGTCAGATTGCGGTGGGGTTTTGCTGGAGCATATCGATCAGACCGAAGAATCCGACCTTCATTTTTTGACAAGACTGGCCAAAGACCATGATGCTGTGGCCAAGCCTGTTGAAAATAGGTT